GTGATGGTCATCCATTCATTGCAGAGCAGTTTTATGTGGTCATCGAGAATGCAGCTGGTAAGCGTTTTCGTCATCAAGCCACTTTTAATGGCACTCAGCAAGTTATTTGTGAAGAGACTGGTGACGCTTACTTTCCCGATTTACGCGCAGAGGCTTCAGCCAAAGCAGATCGTTTAGCCGCCCGTGTTAACGCTGCCCTTGACGCTGGCCAGTTCATTTCTCCTACATTTTGGGATGAGATCGATCCAGCTTATGGCTCTGATGAGTATGCCGATCAAGGCACAGAAGCCAAGCGCTTATTTGCCGAGAAAGCCGCAGCCTAATTAAACCCACGGGGCTTCGGCCCCATTAACGAAAGAAACCGATGAAACAGAAAATCATTACCACCTTAATTGAATGGACCTTGGCCATCATCATTTTTGGTGGCATTGGCGTGATGCTGGCTTGGAGGGGTTAAACCATGAAACCGACACCAGCCTGCCCTAAAGACTTGTACCAGTTCGATTGTGAAATTGAGGGGGTTGACCTTATATGTTTTCTGGAATACAGCCCAGAAGAGAAAGGCTCGACAGATTCCTATGGCTCACCCTATGAGCCTGACCTTGAAGAGTGCATGACCCTCAATAACGCATACATCGCTGGCACTGATGTGGACATTGCCCACATGATCTTGCAGTCCATGGTGGACCACATTGAAGTCTCTGCGCTGAAGAAGTTTAAGGATGGCGATCTGTGAGAGTGCTTATTGCCTGCGAATACTCTGGTCGGGTTAGAGATGAATTTCTCAAACTTGGCCATGAGGCAATGAGTTGTGATTTGCTTCCAACTGAAGCAGCTGGTCCACACTATCAGGGTGATGTGCGTGATGTCTTGGACTATCCTTGGGACATGATGATTGCCCACCCACCATGCACTGATCTGGCCGTTTCTGGCGCTGCATGGTTTGCCAAGAAAAGAATGGCCGGACAGCAGCAGGCCAGCGCATCATTTTTTATGATGCTGGCCAAGGCTGACATTCCACAGATCGTGATTGAAAACCCAGTGTGCGTGATGTCATCTTTGTGGCGTAAACCTGACCAGACAATTCAGCCATGGATGTTTGGCCATACAGAGCAAAAAGCCACTTGCCTGTGGCTAAAGAACACCCCCCCCCTAGCACCAACAAATATTGTGAAAGATGAAATGATGCTTTTGCCCAGAAACCAAAGAGAGCGTCTGCACTATTTGCCGCCAAGTGCTGACCGCTGGAAACTGCGCAGCGAGACCTATCTTGGCATCGCTCAGGCCATGGCCAGTCAGTGGGGTAAGCAATGAACAAAGACCTACCACCGGCCATCGATGCCTGCCTCGACCTGGTCAATGACTTACTGCACCCAGAAGTCTTTGGCCACGCAATCCCCAATGAAGTCAAAACCCGTGCATTCGTTGTCAAAACAATGCTGGAGCGCTTAAAAGCCCGAATGGAGACCAGCACATGGCCAGAGGCTTAAAACCCCGTGTAAGCCCTGCCATTGAGGCAGCGCTTCAAAAGAAAGGCAATCTGTCTGATGTGGACTTGGCCAAGCTGTGCTTTTGTGCCAGGCGCAGTGCAGCGCGAATCCTGTTTGACTTGCACCGCCATGAGTTGGTATATATCAGTGGATATACCAGAGTCAGCGCCAATGGTCAGTGGCGGCCTCTGTGGTCTTGGGGTGATGGCATTGACGCTGAAGCGCCTGGGCCAGTGCCAGGATCAGACAGAATCAGGAAATACCGCGACAAAATGAGTGCAGACGACAAAGACTTTGACGCTGCCAGACGCAGGCAGAAAAGACGGGTAGTAAAACGCGACCCACTTGTGGCCGCGTTTTTTGGGAGTTAACATGCTTTTGCCTATTGTGAACACTGAAAAGAAAATGCCAGCCAAGATGCTTGAGGCTCTTGGGCTGCATGAGACACGCTGTGTTTTGACTGGCGTTAAGTCGGTGACAGAAGAATCGGTCAAAGCCTTTTTGACTGAGCGCTACGGGGAAAAGTTTGCAAATACTTTTGACCCGCAATTTTTATTTAGTAGCCAAGGCTCTTGAGCAATTCGTCTGTAATTAAGCCAGAGTAGGGCTTCATTTGCATTGCCCTTAAATCTGATGGCCTTGGATTCATTGGGTTTGGAATCCCTCTGGCCTTCACTACATCTGGCAGCAATTGGAAAACATTGATGTCTTCAGCCAATGTGCCAATCCCCTTACCAGGCACACCACCAGGGTAAGCTGGGTGAGTTGATTGAATTAAAGGTCTGCCAGCAAATATCTCACCAACATTTTGCAGGCCACCTTCTTGAGCTGCTAATTGCATTGGGTCTGAAACAGCCAACCTGGCTCCACCAATGTTGATGCCGCCTTCATTGCGGAAATCCCTGTCCATCATTGCTTTAATGGCTTTTCTCTTTTTGTCTGGCGCAGCTCTAAACTGCTGAACACTTGCTGGATCAGACACACCAGACCAATCGGGAATAAATTTCTTGATGGACTTATCTAATCTATTTTTTTGTCTGCTGCCCATGGCTGCATCAGCATAGGCCAGCATAGTTTCGCCAGTCATTTGCGCAAAGTCACCACCGGTTGGGGCCATGCGATATGGCAAATAGATTGGGTTTTGTCCTGTCGCGCTTTTAACCTCTGCTGCATATTTCATCAAGGCATTGGCTGGAGCATTGCCAGAGGACCAGACAAGACCAGGATTGTTAAACATAAAGTCTTGGCCACCAAGCAGGCCCACTGGTCGATTGAATTGCACATTGTCAATGCCAAGCAAACTTCCACCAGCAGCTGTGCGATCTGCCATGCTTGTGATAAATGGCATACCGGCCAAGCTGGTCAATGAAATTGATGGCGCGTTTTGAGCGTTTGGATTGAGCTGCACATCACGGGTCATCGCCTGCATTCTGGCTTGCTCTAAAACCCTTGGGTCATATCTTGGGTCAAACGCACCAAAACCACTGCGGCCAGCTTGGGGCAAAATATTTGACCGGCTGCCTTGTGCCAGTCCCTGCAAGATATCAGCGCCAGCACCACCGCGCTGAAGCATTCTTTCGACTCTTGGAGCCATGGCCCGTTCGAGGTCCATGCCCCTGCGCTCTGCTTGGGCTAGATAAGCCTGCCGCGGTATTGATCCAAGTGCAATAGCCTCTGGAATTATTGGTGGCAGCTTGCTTTGCTCCATAAGCTGCGCAGCCTTTTGCAAAGCCTCTTGGGCCACCTTACCCCTTGGGACATAGGTGTTGCGCTCCATGAATTTTTTGGCTTCTTCTTCGGCAATGCGCACAGCTTCTGGGCTGCCATAGCGGCCACTAGTAATGCCTTTGAATACGCCATATGGAGCGCCAACAACACCAGACAAGAGTCCAGTGCCAAGTGTGGCGCCAGTCTCGCCAATGCCTTCTAAGTAGTCCAGCAAGCCTGCCATGTTTACTCCTTATGGTGCTGGATTATCACTCAGCATTCCACCGATCTGGCCAGAGCCTCGGCCTGCAACACCAGCAGCTCTTGCGCGAGATTCGTTCAGTTTCCTGATAATTTCGGCCAACTGGCTTAACTGCTGTGGATCACGCGAAAGCAAAATCTTGCCAATTTCATTTCGCACGGCCTCTGGGGTTTGGGTCTGACGGGCCAGATTGGCAGCACTTGTGATAATGGCAGCAGGGTTTAAAGATGCTAGCGCGCCAGCTGTTTGGACCACTGGTGCAACATCCAAGTCGGCCTGTCCAGCCAATCTTGCAGCAGTCTGCGAACCACGGCCAGCTGATTCCATTTTCTTAAGTTGCTCTTCTTTCAGCACAGTCGCTGTGTATGCCTTGTAGTCATCGCCAAATGCAGCCTTCAATCGGGCTTGAGTTGCAGGCTCTTTGTAAAACTTGAGCAATGATGTTTGACCAGCCTCTGTGCCGGTCTTTTCACGCAAACCTTGCAACACGCCAATTCTGAATGCGTCAATCTCTGATGGAGCCATTCCCTTTGTGGCTTGCTGAATGTCTAGAATATCGCCCTTCATCACACTCCTACCAATTTCAGCAGCATCCATCATTTGGGATGGTCCAGCCCATGTCTTCATGGCCAAGGTATATGCAGACTGATTGCCAACTTTCGGTGACTTAGCCTCAAGCACCCCAACTAATTTCTTACGCACATCATCGTATGCATTGGCTTGTGAATTTTGTCCGGCTTTTCTCAATTCTTTTGATGCGTCATATAAAGATTGCTTCAACGTATCTAAGACATTCATTGGCACTTGCTCACCATACTTGAGCTTTGACAAGTCAATTGTTTGGCCAGTCTTGGTCTGAAATAACAATTCAGAAGCGCCTTGAACACCTTTAGATTTATTAAATACATCAGTTAAAGAATTGTCAACTTGCAAAACCGCTTTATCTATGGCCGCATAATATGGGCGTGAGTCAGCAAACCTTTGAGCATTGAAATTGTCCAAAGTCTGTAAAAACTGAGCGCCACCAGTTCCAAGTGTTTCGTCAGCGCCAGTCATCAACCGACCGGCACGGCCAACTTGGCGCTCACGAATGGCACGCTCTGTAGCAGCTGCCGTTGTGCCAGGCAATGTGGCCTGCACATCAAGCAAGTTACGCATTGACTTGTCACCCACATCAGCAATGCGAGCCTCTGGGCCTAATTTCAAAAGTCTAGCCTGCGCTCTGGTCAATGCGTTTGCACCTGTCAATGGCTCTGGCACATCACGAATCAAAGCCTCTGCCACCTTTTGCTGGGCATAAGTGCCAGCAGCTGTGGGAGACATACGCGCCATAGCCTGACGACCACCAGCACCAAGAATGCCCATCACTGGCTGAGTGGTAACACCAAGGCTGCCACCGACCAATGCGCTTTTGCCTGCCTCTTTGAGCATATCTAGCGCGTCTTCTTCATAAGAGCCGCCAAGACCGCTGACAAATCCATAGCCAGCGCCAGAACCACCAGCTTGTGCCATGCGCTGGCCCATGCCCATGATTTGGCCAGCACCAGGCGCAGCAGTCATGTATCTGCCTGCCGCTTGAATTGCTGGCGCGACCTTTGGTGCGACAGCTTCAATTGCAGGCAGTGTAGCGCCACCGACATTTCTGACGACAGTGCTGGGCAGGCCGCCAAGGACCAGGGGCAAGCTGGCCACCATCTGGCCACCGGCTGCTTTGTATGGTGATTCTTGCTCATAGGACTCGGCAGCACCGCGCATGATGTCACGGCCTTGTGCGTAGGCTTCAGACAGTGGAATACCTTGCTCAAGCGCTGCAAATGGAGCGCCAACTGCGCCCACAATTCTGGGGAATGCGTTGAATGTTGGGCCTTTCATGGCGCTGACAAACCCGCGAAAAGTTTCTGGCAGTTCTGTGCCTTCTCGATAGGCCGGAGACTGACCCAAGAATTTTAGAATTTCGCCTGGTTTGTATTGATTCTCAAGCGCTGCTGTGACTTGTGGTCCAACATCTGGCAATTGGGCCAAAAACTGAATGATCTCGTCATCCTTGTAACCGGCCTTCTGTGCTTCTTTAATTTTCTTTTCAATGCCATCCATTATCGGCCTCCTGGTCTTTGAAAGATATTACCAAGAGATGGTCTTGCTGCACCGCTACCACCAGCCGCGGGGATTGCCGGCACTGCTGGCACTGCTGGCACTGCACCACTCATGCTTCCGGCAGATATCCTTGCAGCCTCCATCAAGTTTTGCCGTCTTAATTCTTTTTCTGCAATTGTTGCTGCATCATCACCAAATTTAGGGAAGTAAGTTTGCATTGCACTCTTTAACTGGAATTCTGTATATGCAGCACCAGTAGCAAGTGTTAATGCCGCATCTAGGAAATCAAGTTGTGCATCTTCTGTTCTCTTGCGTTCTTCTGGCAAGCCAACCCTTGGGGTCATTGAAGTGAAGAGGCCTGGCATTCCTTTCTCGCCTTGATCCGTCATTTGCGTTTGAGCAAGTTGCATCCTAGAAAGCAATGTTGCCGCCTTGCGTTCACCCTCTGTCGCCTTGCCACCAGAGACACCTTTAAGCTGTTCACCACTTGGTCCCATAACCGGCACGGCCACACCACCGGCTTTAGGTATATTAAAAAATCCTTCTGGCGTTTCGACTCGGTCAAATCCACTACGGGCAAATTCTTGCTGACGCAAATTCAAGCCGCCTTGGGCCACGCCTAAATTGGCACGATTTACTGCAAGGTTTCCTTGGGCAACAATATTGGAGGCCATCTCTCCTGGACTCATAGTTTTTGCAATGCGCTCAAGTTCCTTGTTTGTGTTTTTGTCACGCACACTGATGTAAGAGCCAGTATCTTGATAGTTAAACTCAGGACTGCGCTGGACATCCAACAACTTCATGCCGCCTGATTCGCTCAAGACATATGAAATTGGTGTGCCTTGTTTACTGTTACCAAACTGTGGTGTTGTAGAGTATTTTTCTGGAGGCTTAATTTTTAAAGCCTGACTCATCAGCTTGTCTGCATCATCAAACTTGCCAAATTGATTGGCCACATCAGCCTTGCGCATCAGTTCGTTATACCGCTTTTCTGTTGCGGTCAAAGGCGCTGGCGCTATTGTTGGCTGCGCTTGGATTTGGTCCATTAACTGCGCTCTTTGTGGACTTGGACCAAACGGGCCGGCTGCACTGGTGGGTGCAGTCTGACTTAGCAGGCTTGCCTGTGCTGCCGTTAATGGCTCCATTGGTTGCACAGATTCTGCTGTTTGGGGCGCTCCAGTCAAAGCAGTTTGATACTGCCCAAGTCGTTGCATCTCTTTAAGTTTTGCACCAAGTAGCAAATCTTGCAATGAGCCAGCTCTAGCTTGCTGATAACCTTGCTGGCCAGCTTGCAAAGCTCCACCCAGTGCTTGGCCCAAGCTAATTGGGACTGCACTTCGGCCACTGGCCTGCAATAGTGCAGCAGCTGCTGAAAGTGTTGCATTGCGCCCCATCAATTTGCGCTGGTCTGCTGTCAGCAATGCATCAAGTCCTGATGGAGTGCCTCCAAACCCGCCACTGAACAAACTGCTTAAATCAAATCCAGTTTCATTAGCCATTTTTTGATCCTTCTAATTAACGCAATAGGCCAAGAACACCGCCACCAATTGCACCAATTGCTGTACCAATACCTGGGACAACACTGCCCAATTGAGCGCCAGCCAAAGCGCCACCAAGAGCGCCAGCACCGACATTCTGGCTGTATGGAGTCGTTGCCACCATGCCAAGGTTGGCAGGCTGCGCACCGAGTGAAGACTGGACCACGCCAAGACGCTGGAGGCCAATGTTGCGAATGGCATCCATTTGCTGCTGGTCCAAAGCCTGACGCGCACCGCCAGCAGCCATAACTGCTTGAGCGCCACCAAGACGCAATGCTTGTTGTTGAGCCGCCAAATTACCTAGCTGGCTTGCACCGCCTAGCCTTAATTGCGCACCTTGCAAGCCTGCTTGCTGATTGGCAATGTCGGCTGCTGATCTGCGCGCAATGTCAGCCTGCTGCATGGCCATTGCTTGGTTAAATGCCTGCTCGTTCAAAGTTGTCCCAAGTGTGGCAGCCTGCTTGGCAAACCCTTGGTTTGTCAGAGCCTCGGCCACACCTTGGCGTGATCCACCAAATGCACGGGCTTGCGTGGCGCGTTCACCAGTCTGCTGAATGGCAGCGCGTCTTGCAGATTCCAAGTCAGCCAATGCATTGGTGCGCACAGACTCTGTATATGGATTCATGTAAGAGCCAATTGAGCCTGGGCCAGTCATGCCCAGATTGGTCTGCTGCGCTGTGATCTGTGCAGGCTGATAAACACCGCCATAAGCCGCCATCTGTGCGGCCAAGTCTGTGCCACTGATGCCTGGGCCAGCGAGGCCAGTATTGACCAGAGCCTCCTCGCCTGCCTGGTACATTGGGTTATAGCCAGCAAATTGCTGGACTGGCAATGCACCAGCGACCCCTTGGGCCTGCTGGAAGTTGGCCAAGAATGCTTCTTTGATCTGAGGATCAATGGAGCTGGTTGATGTAGTTGTTCCACCTTTAGACATATTGCCACCTTATCCCAGTAAAGATTTCATTTTCTTGGCAGGCACTTTGCCTTTATTGATCATGTCCAGAAGTCCACGGCCATACTTATTGACTGAAGACTTCTTGATCACATACTCGCCCATGTCAAGATTGACAGCGCCATCATCTGGACCAGGAGGGTTTGCCCCAAACATCAGGCCGCCATGGACCATGCCGCCATGCGCCAAGCCTGTTGATTCTTGTTGTGTATTTTGCGCTGCTGTTGCAGCCGCCGCAGCCGCTTCTGTATTGGCCAAATTAGCCGCAGCAATCTGGTCATACAAAGCAGGGTTGTAGCCACCCATTGCTTGGCCTGCCACCACATTGGCGTATGGATTGCCAAGTGGTCGCATCTGGCCCATGACCTGAGAATATGGGGATGCACCGCCAGCTGTCACATTAGGGTTGTACTGAGCGCCAATTGGGATTGACTGGTAATTAGCAAAGTTCTGGGCAAAGCCTTGGGTGGCATTGGCAAATGGAGTCGTGCCAGCAATGCTCATGTTGCCAGTTGGGCCAAGCAAGCCGCCAGTGCCTGTCGTTGTGCCTGTCGTTGTGCCAGTGCCTGTGGTTGTGCCAGTTCTTTGCAATGCAGCCAAACGGGCAGCTTCAGCAGCCGCTGCTGCATTTCGTTGTTGCAAAGCCAAAGCCGCTTCGTTTTGTCTTTGGACCAATGCTAGCTGGGCCGCATTGGCAGCCGCTAATTGAGCCGCACTCAAATTGCCAGCAGAAGTCTGAGCCGCCAAGTTTCGCGCATCAATCAAAGACTGGCTGGCTGTTGTGTCGCGTGCTGTACGCGCTGCAAGTTCTGCCTCGGCAGCTGCATCAGCAATCAGCTCGGCCTCAGTCTTGGGGATGGCAGTGGCGTATCTAGATTCAACGCTCTGAGTGGTCACGCCAGTGGCACGGGCCACATCTGCTGGAGAAATGCCAAGTCGATCCATCTCAGACCGGAGCATTGAATCTGTTACGCCAGAGCCAGGCTTCTGCGCATCAAGCACAGCATTAAAAATGTTTCGGTCAAATTCGGCCTGCGTCATGCCGTTGGCCAATGCCCAATTGAGTGCTTCTGATGCCATATTTATTCCCCTAAAGTTCCTTTGCCATTACAGACCATTGTGGGCTGTAACCTTCGTCTTTCAAAAATGTCTTTGCCCAGCCTCTTCGGCCTGCCAAAGTCACCCTGGTGCAACCAACTGATTTGCCCCAGGACTCGATCAATGGTCTCATCCTTGAGAGTTCATCTAGGTCGCCACCAGCCAAGAAGTAATGCAAACACTTCAGTCGTGGGTAGACAATGATCTCTGTCAATACCACCGAGTCCTTGGCCGGCCACAACTGTAATCTGTGATCCTCGACCATCTCAGCGACATCGTCAAAATTATGTGTGCCTCCAGAGTATTCTAATGCCGCCTCCACATGGTGGCGCAACCTCTCCAGCTGTTCTTGGTCACTCATCGCTTGCCGCCAGCAACCGCCTCCAGCCTCATCACCCCCACCCGCCAATCAGCCAAAGTGTTGCCAGTCACCCTCATGTTGACTTGGCGGCCTGAGAACCGGACAGAAGTCGGGTTGGCTGCCGTGTAGGGTCCAAATGTGGATTGTGTGCTTGTCGGGTAGTTTCTGGTCTTAAACGACACCACCGCCTCACCTAAAGTCTGCTCGTCTGGCACAACTTGGCGCACGTTCATTATGTTGTCGCCATTGCCCAATTGGACTGGACCAGACTCGGCATAGACGCTGGCGCTGTCATAGTTAAAACCGACCTCATGCTCGTAGATGTAGCCATCACTTGAGACCATCAAAGGATAAGTAAACACACCCGCATCAACCCCAGCAGTTCGAGCCAATGTGCCTATGTTCCAGTGGTTTTCGCGGTAATTGAAAGTGACATAGCTGTCATTTTCATTGCTGGCTGCACTGGGGTAATACCACCAGATTTCGCCAAACTTACTGACATGGACCGCATAAATCTTTGATGCCTGCGCATAGTTGATATTGTCAAAGATGTAGTCCGACACATCGCTTGGCAGTGGCTTGACATAGCCGTCATAAATCCAAAAGCCTGCTCTACTCATCCAAATGGCAGCAGTGTCAATGGCCGCCACGGCTTGGGCCGAAATGAGACCGCAGCCGGAACCTGCCTTCTCAAAGCCATAGACAAATGGAGCGCCAACATACTGGGCCGTGTGGACATCCACATCGGTAAACAGAAGATTCACACCCTTGACCCGCTTGCCAGCGATCAGAGTGCCAGGGCTTGCCAAGTCATAGTCGCCTGCCAAGTTGTCGCCTGCTGGTGTCCAAAGGGTATTGTCCTCTTGGTCGCACCACTGCACTTTTCTTGGGTTTCCACCCGCGCCAAGGGCAAAGATAATGCGCTCTTGTGTGACCAAAACCGCCTTGTTGCCAGTTGGTGCATTGGTAATGGCTGCTGCCAGTGTTGGCGTTGCAAACCCCAATTGCCACTCATAGAGCTTGCCATCTGTACTGGAGCAAGCAATCAAATACTCGCCCCATGTGTCGAGTGACCAGGTGGTGGCTGGAATGGGTGTGCCAGTGTCTGGCCGTGCCACGCCATAGGCAAATGTGCCATAGGTGCTGTAGCCATAGCCAGTCAGCACTGTAGAGCTTGCATAGCCACTGGTGAAGCCCGTTGGCGTGATGTCTTTGAGTGTCCCCGCCTCGTTCATGGCGTAGAGCTTGGAGTGTGTGCCAGCGCCAATGTATCGGTTGCCACTGTTATCGCGCCAAGTGATGATGCCTCGGCACGAGCCTGTCATCTGCGCACTTGACCTGGTGCGCCATCCATTGATAGGTCGCAAAGTGTTCTCATACCAGCGCACTAGGTTTGCGTCATACCAGCGGCCAGCTGCTTGGTACTCAGTGCCGTTTCTGTAAATGCCTGGGGGTAATTTGAGTGGTATATACATGGCAGTATTTATTTAATGTTTGAGACAAATGTCATTGTCGCAATAAGTGATGCCGTTGAGGGGTAACTTCCCGATGCAGCATAGGTCTGAATGCTCACCTGAGTGCTGTCAGCCTCCCACCAAAGCTCCACATAATCCGTTGCGTTTAAGCTCAAAAAGTAATTCCAGCCGACCAGGGCATGGCCATTGACTGATCCATGTTTGCTTGGCACAGCAAAGAATCCAGTCGAGCCAGTGACCACAGTCCCATTGATCTTGAGCCAAACCCTGACATCATGGTCCTGAGAGTCAGGGTTTTCAAACTGGCCAGACCACTGCAAATTCCAAATACCAGCGTCAGCCACTGTGATCCTTGAATTACTTGCGACACTCACGCCATTGGCGTAATCGACAGTATTCAGTGTCATGGCATAGGCCGTGTTGGCCGCTGCTGCCGTCTGATCCGCAGTGCTTTGAAAAGCACCATAAGGGGCATTCATAAACCGACCGCCTCTTGGACCAAACAAAGACCCCAGTACACTGGCCAGCTTTTTAAAGTAAATCGTCAGCGAGCCATTGTTCTCATTGAAATGCCTGCGCTCATACACCTCAGTCGGATAACCAAGGGTTGGGGGTGCAGGATTTTCAAGTTGTTGTGTTTGGCTGGCCATGGGGTAATTATGTCAGGACAGACAGCGCATGGTTGATGTGTTTGATCCGGTCGTCTAGGCCAATAAATCCGCCATTGATCTTTTTGGTCATGGTCCGGTAGTCTTGACTATCCGCATACTGGTTGAGCTTGTGGGTGTTCCAAAACCATCCAGCTGTCAGCGCAGCATACTGGGGCGTGGCCACCAGCTCGGGCTGCATGATCAAGTCCACGCCAAGCGCTTGGCCAGCATGGTGGTAGTTGGCAGAGCCTGTGAGCTGGATGCACCCACGGCCTCTAAACCGATACCCATCCCCACTGGCCTCATCCCTGTTACCCATGCGACTGCTGTAGACAGTGTTGGCAATGAGCTTTGGATTCCTAGCGCACATCTGGGCCTTGGCCGCGTCAAAGCGCTTGGGCCATAGCTTTTGCAAAGCCTCTGCCCTGTAATTCAAGTTCTCTTCCAAGATTCTGAAGTTGCCACACTCATGGCCACACTGGCCAATAAAGGCGGCCTGTCTCAGTGGCGTTGAAATGTCAAAGCGCTGGAAAGTCTCATTAAGCGCATCGACCCACTCTGGGCCAATGTGCAGTTTGGCCAGCTGTTCACTATTGACCATTGACAAGTCTCCTTACTTCTTCGTAGGCGCTGGCGCAGGCGTTGAGCTTGGTGATGGCTTTGTCTCCTTCGGCTGCGATGTCGATAAGAGCTGCAATAGTCTGTCGCTCAGATTCGCTTGCATCGGACTGGCTGGGTTGTGTATCTCCAGCGGCAGTGGTGGCACTTGGACTGACTTGTGGACAACTTGGGGCTGGGAGCCGCAGCCGGCCAGTCCTAGCAAGCTCATGCATAGCAGACTGCTTTTTCTTGACATCATCTTGGGCCTTTCTGAGTTTCGTTTCCTGATCTTGCAGTTTCTCGCCAAGCTCTTTCTCTTTGGCTCTGGCTTCATCATTCTTTTTGGCAATGGCAATCTTCATGTCATTGTCGCGCTCCAGCCACCCATAGTGGTGGCCCACTCGGTATGAGCCGAATAATGAGACCAAGACACCAACAATGAGCCAGGGTAAGGGTATTGGTAGCATTATTCTGACTCCTGTCTAGCCGCAGCCAACTGTACGCGCTCATGGTCATCCTCAAGATGGTCCGGTGGCGTGTCTGGTGGTGGACCAGGTGTCCAGCTCTCATCAAGCTCTGGGTTGGTCCACTTTGGCATGGCGCCAAATGGCTGGTTTGGGATGCCGTTGGTGGTGGCATTAAACCCGTGGTTGTTGCTGTATCCATATTGGCCATAGCCACCCATCGGCTGCCCCATGCACTGGCCCATGGGCTGCATGGATTGCTGGCCACCAAAAACCTTGGCGGCAGACCCCACAGCCTTTTTGCCCATCACCGCACCAATGCCGCCAACAATGAGCAAAACAATGTCGTTCAGCATCTTGGTGTAAGCCTGGTCAATCGGGGCCATGGACTTGATGGGCTGAGTGACAAAAGTCACAGAGTACAAAAGCGCCACCACAATAAAGCAAAGAATGCAAGTGACCGCAATGACCACAAAACCCCAGACCCTGACCTCGATCTCTTCAGTTGTTAGGTTTAACTTCATCAACTTTTTTCTCCAAGATGGGTGCGACTAGGTATTCTGGACACTGCTGGGTGAATAGACACTTGGGCTTTTGACACTCTGGTGCGTGGAAATGGTCAGGATTCTGGCACTTGTACCTGTAGCGATCTTCGCAGCCAGTTAGCAGTAAAAGAAGCAGTAGATATCTCATTTGCCTAATCCTATCCTACCCAGCAGTAAATTGACAATTCTGTCAGATAGATCATCAGGTAAGAACTTCAGAAAACCCAAGAAGTACAAAGCCACACACCCGTAAACGAATATCTTGAGGCACATATCAAAGGTCTTCTGATACTCATTCATTTTCCAGCCTTGGATAAACAACTATCCAAAAGAAATAGTTAAGAGGTACAGCAGACCAAAGCACTATATCAAACCAAGTCATCTTCCACACCTTCTAGTGGTTTCACAAAAGGTCATCAATTCATTGACTCCAATGAACACCAAAAACAAGACAAAAGCCACACCGCCAATGATCATGGCCAGCTCATTCATCTCTTGCTCTTTTTCTTTGGCCTCTTTTTCTGCCTTCTTCAAAGCGCTTAATTCTTTGGCATCGGCCAAGTCCATCTCGGCCTGTCTGGCCTTGATCTTGTTCCAGACATCGATCTTGCCAGTCTGCATGAAAAGCATTTTTAGCTCTTCCTCAAATGCTCTGGCCTGCTCCAGTGCCATCTCGATCTGCAAGGCCGTTCCCATGTTCGAGCCTTTGCCAGACTGTTTGGCTTGGAGCATGGCCTTTGTGGCCACACTCTTTGCGTCAAACATCTTGCCAATCATTGGGGCAAGTGAGCCTAAATCATTGGCCACAGCACTGGCCTTCTTGACCATGCTAATGGCGCTTTGTATCCCTGCTAGGGCCGTGATTGGATCGATCATTTTCTCTTCTCCCACTTGAGACAAACAACCTTCCGATTGTAGACATCACCAGTCCAAGCCCACCTGGTGCATCGATATTCGGCAGTGGCTGCTAATAGGACCAGAGCATAGATCATGGCCAAAACAAAATGATGACAGTAAAGCACCAAATAATGGTGGCCGTCATTAAGGCCGCAGCAATGAGTGCCACGGCCCAGTCTTTCATAGCCCGAAAATCTTTTTGACGAATTCGGCAGCCACGCCTGGTCCAAACAAAACGGCAATGATCACCGCATAGAGAAGATATTCAATCTTGGTCATGCGCCTGTCGCCATCACGCAGTGACTTGTCGATGTTGTTGTATCTTTCAAGGCAAACAACTTCGTGAATAGACAATCGCTTGTCAAGATCAGCATCCATGGTCTACCTTAGAAAGCAGGCTCAACCCAGTCAGGGTTATGAGGCCAAGTGATGGTGGCCCGTGCATCAGAGACAGTCGCTGGGAAGTCTCTGAGTGTCTGGCGGTATGTTGCCCATTCAGCTTTCTTTGGAATGGTGCAATCAGCAATCTGAGTCCAATCACAAGCAAGCAATAAAGCATTGCGCGTGGCTCTTAATTGAGCCATTGCAGAATCCTTGGCTGCTTGGATTTCTTCAGCACTCATGTCCGCTACTTGAACAATACAAACAAACTCACCATCGTCATAGGCAGAGCATGGAACTAGCTTCTGCGTCAGCTTGTCATGTGCTTTAAAAGCATTTACCTTCTTGGCATTGTTCTCAGCCAAGAATTCATCGCTTGGGCCATTGGCATTAAACGATGTATTGGCAAACAGTTCACGATAGTCGCCAACTGTAATGGGGTTAGTTAAGATTGCTATTTGCATGGTAGTTCCTTAGTATGGGCCTGTATCTGAGAGTGCTGATGTTGGAGGCGTGAAGTTGGAGGTATATCGGGCGTAACCGATTGTTATTCTAAAGTCGTCCATGTAACCTACATATTCGGCTATGGCATCCTCTCTTGCGCCAATGCGAGTTCGAGTTGCTGTTGCAAAACTTGCTAATGAGAATGTTCCTGCGGAAGTGCCATTAACATAATACGTTACTGTTGATGACCCTGCCACCCTAACCA